GCGACCACCGAGATCTACACTCTTTCCCTACACGACGCTCTTCCGATCTAGCGCGGACACTGTTTTCCCCAAAAAGACAAACATACGTTCGATAAATCAGATGTTAAATTCGCTACCTAAAAGTTGATCTATTCCAATTTGTCAATAGTAAAAATGCACAAAGATCGACTAAATCTTTGTGCATAATGCATATTGATTTTTAAGTTTTCAGACAATTCAACGAGTTTTCAAAGTTGTTCACACAACACGAAAAAACAGTGTCCGCGGTAGACGGACACCATTAGTCCGTCTAGCACGAACACTTGTTCGATGTGGATAACTTATAAAATGCTGAAATGAATTACAACCGCAGTTCCTACTCCTAGGGTAACAAACGGCGTTAATCGTGCATGAGTTCGGAATCCTATATAGCCATTCTCGTCTAATGTATCATCACGAATTATAGAGTATCTATATACGCTTTTGCCCGCTATTTGCGGTGCGTAAATGTCCGATATTTCTATATTTGTTGTATTTTCTGGAATAAGTATATAAAAATACTTGGATTCAGCCGTTACTTTTGCAAAAGCGAGTGAATAACATTCTTTGTTGCATTGATATACCGGAAGAATATTAAGTGCGCTATTTTCATATCCGGCTTGAATTTTGAGCGCACTTAAGAGAACGCTTTTTTCAGCAAGATCATTGATAGCGTCTATTCTATCACTGGTTTCTTTTGCAATGCTTGCGGCTAATTTTCCATCTTCGGACGTCCTGTCTACAACTTCTTTATCAACTCGGGCGTTAATCCTTACATCTTCCGCGATTCTGTCCGTTTCTTCCTTTTTCAGCGCTTTATCAATCTGCACAAGTGCATTACTCAACGGTTCTAAAGGTGTGCTTTTTGGTGCATCAAAATTATAATTTTTTGTTTTGAAAACAATGTTTTCATCTGGATGGTAGTCTCTTTTATACATATTATACACCCCCTATATTATTTTTAAACCAATCCGGCGTAGTGTTTGCAAGTTGAGTTTTTCCACCCTCGTAGATGTAAAAACTGCATTCATCTCCACTTGTAATATCTGCCCATGTTGGCACAGTAATTGTAAACTGTGTTTCGGCAGTTGGTTTTGGTGGGAAAACTATAACCGCCGGATAATATGTTATTTTTGTATGGTTATAAATACTTGCGCCACCGAAAGATGGATTGCTTAAAAAATTTGACAAATAGCTATAAGTAGCATCGTCCACAGAAAAAGAATCTATGCTTAAAAGCCCAACATCTTTACCACCCGCTACTGGCGTAACACTTGCGCTAAATCTTGCGGAGATAATAGCGCTAATAAATCGAATAGTAACTTCGGGGTAGATAAGATCTTGCCAATCCATTGATCCTTTATTAAGTTCGCTAACTTCTGCCCCCGCCGCATGAACCTCTACATGTCCGTGTCGTTTAATTGGAACACTATTGACAAGGACATTAACATTTGTTGTGTCGCCTTGTACATTATTTATTTTTGTATTTAATTCGTTTATTTGATTATTGATTGTTTGCTGATAGTTATTCCATTCATTTTCAATTCTGGTTAAAAATTCTTCCGTTTTTTTGATTAACTGGTTAATTTGATTAACATAATTGCTAAACTGTTCATCCCAGTTGTCGATTTTTTGCGACCACTCATTCCATGTTTGTACCCACTGATCCCACTGTGTTTTCCAACTGTTAAAAGTTACTTCCCAGTTGTTCCATGTGTCCACCATACTATTCCATTCGCTGATAATCTGATTCAAAAGTTTTGTCGCGTCCTCAATAAATTTCTTTTGTGCGTCAGTGAGGTCATTAACTTGTTTAATAAGCTGATTAAGCATACTAGCAATTCGACATAATACCTCATAGTATGATAACGCATCATCATAAACAAGTGGTTGCGTCTTTTGCACCCAAAACGCAAAGTCTGGAAAGTGTACTTCATACAGTCCAGAATTTACATTAGGGTCAAACGGGTTAATTTTGTTTGCCATTTCTTACTCCTTTCTACCTCATCCAATCAATAGATAAGCCTAAGTTTCCGCGGTTTCCGTACGCCATCATATTAAAGTCATTTCCATGCTCGGAAAAATCATCAAAAATTGACATAAATAATTCTTCGCAATCTGCAATGATAGCGTTATTAACATTAACAATGTGTTCACGATACATTACAAGTTCGTTCATTTTACTGCCGCGCCATCCTTTTTCTGTCCGATGGCTAGTGTCTACAACTGATGTATTACTCTTACCTGTGTTTTTTTCAGTAACTGCTCGGCTGTTCTCTTCTGTGCTTTGCCCTCTAGTCATGCCGGACGCATAGTCTGTGCCGGAAAAATTAACTTGTGGGTTATCGCTGTTAATGCGTTGGTCATTAGCGCTACTATTGTTAGTGTCGTTCATGGCTCTGTCTGCTTGTGATGTATTGCTTCCGTCGCTCGTGTCGGTGTCGTCAAATGTCATGTTTGTATTTTCCAAAATTTGTGATACGCTTAAATTACTGTCATACATCGCTTTGTATCTTGGCATGTTTCGTGTCAGCGTGTCATTAAGCTTGAGCTTAAAAAGACCGATTGTCTCGAATCCGATTTCGCTCATATAAAAATGGATAATAAACATACGCTCGAACTCTACGCGGCTTGTCTCGTCCTCATTGTACCATGGGTACGAAAAATCGAAAAGGTGCGGTCGTCCTGTGGCTATTTTGTCGTACGTTGTAGCATTTACATTCTTCCAGTCCGTAAAGCTTTCGATATATTCCCTAATTCTGGTCGTATATGTTGCCATTTTCTCCGCCCCCTCTCTCAAGGTTTTCTTTTCTCTCAACGCCAAGACCGCTACCGATGTAGCTCACATCAACACTAAGCCCAAAAAGGCGGTTAATCTGTTCGCAAGCGCGCTTTCGCACTCCGAGAAATGATTGGCGGTTAATGAGCGTCAAATCTGCATCTTGTTCGACCTCGCTTGTAATTAAACGCTCTTTTTTTGTACCGTCAATGTTATTTATACCAAACTGCACGCAAAAGTCTGCAATTTCTTGTCTCATTGCTGTTGTTAAGTCTCCGAAAACGTTCGGTGGGTTTAGGTTGAGTACTTTTATATTGTCAATGTTGCTTACGCCGTCTCTGACAGAAATAAAAGGTACAAAGTCATTATACTGTTTAAAAAGGTTTTTTGTGCTTAATCTCTGGTTATCACTGCCTGCAATAATAACAGGTGTTCTTTGCGCGTAAATGTTTAAATTTCTTGTCATTCTCATATTAGCCAAACTTTCCGCATACATCTGTACATAATCTACGCTAGGATAACCAATGGCACTATCCCAAACAATAACGCTGTTTGCTTTATTAAGAGTTTTAAAATACTGCTGTGCATATGCAAAACGCGTATTTGGTACGCCGTAAATATCAACAGTTCCGCCAAGGTTGGTTTTCATAATTGCAAATTTTTCGATAACATCATCTTCAAAAAAGACGGCTTGCCCCCACCAGAACAAATAATCTTCTAAAATTCGCGGCGGAATTTCATCCGGCAATCCTATCCATTCAAAACGGTTCACGATCATTTCATGAAGCATATTGAAATATCGGATATAATAATTCCGGTATTGCGGCACACTGAAATATTCCGCGTCTTTTGATTGATTTTTCATTTTTTTACTCCTTTTCTTTAATTGTTTGCAAGCCCATAATTACCGATATCATTAGTATGCCATATTGTCACACCGCGATCAAATATTGATCGTAAAATAACAAGGTAATCAAGATCAATGTTACCGCTGATTGTGCAATTACGGGTTTTAACAAAATCCCACGCCGATCTATTGTTGATTGACGGTTGTCCGATCTCGCCTATTTTATAGCCAAACATCGTAAAATAGTCGTCAATTTTACGTGCATACTCCGCGCGAATTTGCATAGGATAATAACTAATGTGGTCGTTGCCGATAATCTTACTTGCGTTACCGCTCGATGTTGTAACATTTCCGCTCGGCTGTAAAAAATGATTAACTACTGCTTTTATACCGTCTCCGATAACATCCGACCAATCAGTGCTACTAAGGGTACTTAATGGACTAGATTTAAAAGCATCACTCGCGGCTTGCTTTCCTGTTGCTATGGCGTTTCCAGTTCCACTTGCCGCCGCACCCAAAAATCCAAAACCCGCACCAGATAAAGCTTTTCCAACTCCGTTAAAAACTCCGGCGGCTGTGTCAACACCTTGTGATACTACGTCTCCGCCACTCATTAAAGCACTCGCTCCCGCCGTACTTGTCATCTGTGCAACATATGCTTTGTATGCATCTGTCATTATCGCACATTTTGGATAGTCCGAAAACGTAAGCATATCCGTATAATCTTGCGCGAATCCTTTGTACTGTATAGGATAAGACACAAGCAGAGGGTTAGGTGTCATTGCTACGGTATAAGTAAAACTACAAGCGTCACTTGCAAAAAATTCGTATCTATACTCGATTCCTACTCCGTTGTTATTATTGCCATATAAAAAATTATACGGATAACAAAATAACTTTTTATTTTTTGGCACATACCCATCAATATTGTCATATTTTTTAGGCAAATTTAACTGTTTGAATTGTGTTTCTTCTGCGATAAAGCTTGTTGGCATCATAAATGCGTTTAAAATTCCGTCAATAGTACCGTTTGCGTTAGCGGCAATTAAAAATTCATTTACGCCGTTTCCATTATCGAAAACGTTAAAAGTGATTGCAGTATACACACCATCCCTAAATTCTCCACCGTTAAAATTTCCGCTCTCGTCAAATGCGCTCGGTATGACAACGCTCATAATGTTTCTGTCACTTAATTCCGGCGCGTCATAATTCTGATCTGTCTCCTGTTTAACAATATATTCGCCTGTTTCCAATCCCTCTGGGAAAGTGTATTTACCTATAACATCATCAGACTTTTTTACAATTTGTCGCTCGATATAGCACTTATTGAGCACCATATCAAATTGACAATTTGTCCAAACGTCCATGATAAAATGCACTCTGCACGAGTTGACAGACAGCGGCTCGACACTTGTTATAAATCCATACGCCCAGTTGTCCATATATCCTACGTTTTTAAAAGCAATATAGTTCGCACTGTCTGCGTACAACTCGTTCACAGGCGCGGCAAAATCCGCGTAACCTCTTTTAACTGGCGCGGCATTATCGGTGCTATAGATTGCTTTGCTATCAACATATGCAAAAAGTTCTTCTCGGCTGTTAAAAAGTCGCACATGGTTGTAGGACGAATCCCACGGTATACCTCGGCATATCCTCACTTGTGCAACAGGCGCTATTCCATCTACGTTTTTTTGTGTTGGCATCGGTATCATGTTATCCATGCTTTCCTCATTTCTAGGGGAGCATTGCGCTCCCCTCAAAATCAATGTTTCACGTGAAACATTTACTGATTGACTGTAACAGTACCTGTTCCGCTGATCGTGCTGTTATATCTTGATATCGCTTTTACGGTAAGCGTTGCCGCTTTCTCGTCATTGGCAATATGCAAGATATTCGACCCCGGAATAAAACTTGTATACTGGCTTGTCGCGCCCTCTACGTCAAAATCGAGCATCTGCGGCGTGTACTGATCTGTGCCTGTTACTAAGGCTGTAACCTCAACATCAGTTCCCACATTTCCGGCGGTATCTGTAACGCTCACGGTTGTAAGTCCGACAGTATCCGTAGTAAAAACAATGCAAGGGAAAAACGGCGAATAAGAAAACATTTCCGACATTGTGTAAAAATAATTCCACGTAAGCGCCGCACCATTTCTTGAATCGGTCAGCGTCCGGAAATTCTCGCGCACATTAAAAAATCTCATATCAAACAGCGCAAGCTTGATATTGGGGTCGTCAAACTTGTCAATGATAATTTTGCGGACATTGATGTCAACTTTATCCATATTAAAGGCTGTTGCAAGCACTTCAACATCTAACTCCGCGTCAATTTCCGGCGTAGTGATATAAAAGATTGTCTGATCGTTTGCGCAACTGTCTGCTCCGGCAATATTGTACTCGGGGTGGGGAAATTTCATCTGTCCGATGTAAGCCTTTACAAGCTTTGTCAGCTTTTTAGCATTTTCTGCACTTGCTGTAGGGTCTGCAACATTAACCGCGTACAGCTGATCTGCCGCACTCGCGCTCTCAATCAGACGTTTCATGCACAAATATTCATCCCAATTTGCCGCTGCAAAAAGACTCTGTACTTTTGCATTGATTAAATCGCGCACACCATATTCCGACCGGAACGCTGTACGCAAGTTGTCAAAAGTGACTGTAACCGCGTACTGGATAGCGGGTGTGATCTTGTGATACGCCGCCATGACACTTGACTGATAGTAAGCATACAGTTCTGCAACTGTTGCGAACTGGTTAAACTGCTTACCTTTTGCCATGTTGATAAAAATTTCTTCTTCTGTACCACCGTAACGCATCGGGTCTCTCTTAAGCACTCCGAGAGGATTCTCAAAAAAGACTGTCTCGATTCTCTGCTCCATGATCTGCTCTACCAACGCATTTGCAAACGCATTTCTAAGCGGTACAATATTAAGCAAACTTTCGTAAATACTAGAGATGTTCTCCGATGTTGCTTCGGGAATCCGGTTCTGATATTCCAGACTCTGCATAGATCTTACTGCATTTAAAATAGCTACGTTCGTAGCCGGAACTTTGTTACCCATTTTTTTCTCCTCTCTTACTCTGTACTGCCGTCAAAGTCAAGCATTTCCGGCGTTACATCTTCGACCACGCCAACATCTGCCTTTGGCTCTTCGATGTCTGCTTTCGGTGTTTCCTGTCCGGCTAACATCTCGCCAAAACGCGCAATGTACTTTTCGCGCAAGCCCTCATACCGTTCCTTGTAGCCGTCATCTGTTACATTTGCGCCGCTTCTGATGGATTCTGTAATAACATTGATTTCTTCATCCAATTCTTCCGGCGCGTCAATCTTGCCTAAGATTGCTTTTAAAGCTTCATCTGCTGTCATTTTTCTACCTACCTTTCCCTAAAAATGGTTTTAAATAGTATATAAACGGTGTCTTTCTTGCACTTGGAATAGGTGCTACACCGTATATATTGATAGTACAATTTTGATAAATATTTGCATCACTTAAAATAAAGAAACGTATAACAACTCTCCGCAATGCTGTAACATTTACTTTGATATAGCAATAACCTCTTTCTTTTTTAACAAGTTCCGCACCATATGGTACATTAACTCCCCAATCATAATTTGATCTTACATTAAACCTAACAACAGTACCAACGTTTGCTCTCTGGCTATACGGTGTTACGTTAATTTCGGGGATGGGTGGCGCGGGTCTGTTTATCCCAATCTGGCATTGTGCAGTAACGCTCTGGCTATCAACCAACCAAAAGTTTACAACGCTTGTAACTTGTGCGCCGTTTGCGTTTCCGCTAACGATCAAAGCATTATCTTCTTTTGTCGCGGCTAAATACTGTCCAAGATTATAAGTCCATTCAGAGTTAGCATTAACTGTAATTCTAACGCTTCCCCCATCTATTATACTAGCACTAATAGGCTCTATTGTCAAGACTTTTATTTCCGGCGGCAAGATTCCATGCATTTTATTATAAATCTGTTCCGAGTAATCAGCCCTAGTTTCTTGCGCGCCTATTCCTTGATCTTGCGGCTTTTCGTAGTTATGTAGTACATAATCACTAGCGCTTCTAAAATCACTTGCATTTAATAAAACGTCTAGTGTAGAGCGGTAAGAGCCTGTTAATTCTTCTGTTGCAAAAGCAATTCCAAGTTCTAGTGCTCCTATGCTAGTTCCCATTTGTTCTTTTAGATTATATAGTCCTAATTTTCTGCCGGATGATGTCCATTGTGCAAATCCATAACCTTTTTGATCGTAGACAAAGCTATTTTTGCTATATTCCCCGCTATCAACCTTATTTGTATAATTAACACTAGGTGTCCAAGGTGGTGCAACATTACCTTGTATACAATACGGTATTATATGACTCTCTGCATACCAATTACCCATTAAAGCCGCGCGCCCGATTTCGTTGGGTATTAAACTAGCAAGCGCTAACCAAGTTTGCCTTATATATCCATAATCAACTATAGCCGCCATCACATCAACCTCACACTAAGTATATCAAGCACAATATCCTTACATTTCAGATCTTTAAACCTCAATAAACCTAAGTCGTAAGACCTCTTAAGATAGTCATAGATAAAACTCTGACTACTCAACATTAAAGTTTCTGCGTTATGACTGCTCGCGTCAAACGTAAAGCGATATTTACAACTCTGGTCAACAGTCCTGTCAATATACACAATACCTTTTTCTGGGTACTCTCTAACTGCATAACTATCTTTCCCGCAAACGAGCGTAAATATATAGCGGCTGTTTCCGCTTACGCTTTCGACAAAAGCTGTTGCATCACACATATAAATACCATCAGCACTACTAATCTGATAAGTGCTATCTTTAAAAATTATACCGAGTTTGCAAAGTTTTAGTGCATTTTGCGCGTCTTTATTAACAACAAACTGCGCAACCCATCCATGACCACGCAAAAATTTAGTGTTATCTCTTAATCTCTTATGTATACCAAAAAAAATAAAATAGGGATTTAAAAGTGTCACATAATTGCCGAGCATATAAACGGGCACTTCCCGCACCTGTTTTCCTTTACCTCTGCATATCGTCCTTAATGTACTCTCAAATTTTGTCAATTCATTTTTTAAATATCCGTTATTCTCAAGGACAAATTCATCAAAAACGATAAGTTCTACGTCTTTAAACATTGGGCTGTATTTTTTAAGTTTATCGGTGTTGTTAAAGTATACAGCATATCCAAGTAGTTTAACATTATCATCTTTATCATGTAGCATCATAGCACTAATCAAACCTTTTACAATACTTTTATTAGTTACGACTTTTCCATACTCTGGACAACTGTCCAAAATATCTTCATACATCTTTCCACTGCTCGAAATTTCGTCCTGTGTCCGATACAAAAAGGCAACCTGTTTATCATTCTGTACATTTTTCAAACTTTCAATTAAAAGTGCCGTTGTCTTTCCGGCGCTACGGTTTCCAATAATCATTCTCAAAATTGGTTCATCATTATCTAAGTCTTTTATGTTTTTTATACTATCAAGATTATAAAAAGACATTACGTTTCCCCCTTTAAACTGGACTAGCGGGAATCGAACCCGCATTGACGGAGTCAAAATCCGTTGTCTTACCGTTAAACGATAGTCCCTAGAAATGTTTCACGTGAAACATTTCTTATTTCTTAGGCGCTTTCTCCAAGATCTCTCTTATCTTTTCCGGCACTAACTTTTTATTGATTCTGCTCACATTTTCGAAAATACTGCCGATTTCCATTAAAATAATATATACACAAATACTCTCGAGCACCGGAACATTGAATCCCATATCAAGATAACTCTGTCCGTAGTCGATCAGAAAGCCAACTGCCACAATTACAATTTCGCCGAACTTGTTAAAAAGTCCGTCACGCATTACACTGCTGTTAAAATTACTGTTTTTAACAGCCATAACAATTCCGGTAATAAAATCAAGTACAATAAACAACATTACGATAACAATACTCATTTTCTCCTCTTTTCTGCGGCGGTAGCAATTAACAGAATTACCGCCGCGTTGATAGTTTTAGAGTTTCGCGGCATCGGTTCGCACCAACCACGGCGCGGAGCACGGTTTTTCCCGTTGGTTTACGCTCGCAAAAACCAATCCGGTACTACTCCATAGACTCCAATTACGCGGACATAGGACATTTTTGTAAGGATTAGGAGGAATTTCGTAATTGGAGTCTATGCAATAGTACCACATAAATTGTTGTTTTATGCCATGTACGGCAAGCCATGCCGCTCCATGCCGGTTTCGCCGTACATGCCATAAATGTCATTCTTACGCCGTGCAATGCCGTGGGTGGCATTGCACGATGATCTTATCTGTCGAACGGGTTGTACGGCGTAGCGGGAACAAGCTTAGAAATGTCGATACCCTTAAGGTATGCACTCTGGTACTTCTTGCCCTTATACTTGCCCTCAACAACCTTAAACGCGATTTCAACCACTGAATCCGTTCCAATCTCTTCCGCTTTGATCGCTGTTTCATCTTCCGGTTTCTGCTCGACACCATCGAGATAGACAGGGAAGTCAAACTGGGTGTGTGCCTTTACAAGCTTTGTACCGTCATCGGACGTTTTGACCGGACAGTCAATCTCTGTGTTAAGACCCGCTTTCTCGATCAGCTCCGCCGCGGCTTCATCTGTAATCTCTACCATAATGGAAAACTTTCCGTCATTGGAAAATGTGGAATAAACTCTACCTGTTGCGTATAACATAACTTTTTTCTCCTTTTCTGATTTGAATTTAATTATTGGTGTGCAATGTTGCAAGCATGTTTCACGTGAAACATTTAGAATGTTGCTCGCTTACATTCTTTACTTCTTTGACGCTTTGTAAGCGTCGTATTCCTCTGCCGTCATTGAGTTCTCGATGAACGTAGACAGCGGCATGAAGCGGGTTTCCTCTTTCCGGTCAACCTCGATCAGATTACCTTTTGCAATACCGAAAGACTCTAAAATCTCGTCTCTTTCCGCCGCTGTAGTAATCTCATGATCCCATTCTACAACATCTCCCATTTTAATACCATCTTCTGCCGATACCGTCATAATCTGGTATAATACTTTTGTTGGGATAGTTCTGGAAATTACCTTTTCCATTTTTTGTTTCCTCTCTTTCTTTAAATAATGTAGCGAAACTGCGTGACTTGTTAGCTTGCCATCGTCAGACTGTAAGTAGCTATCTTTCCAGTGACGGGAGAATGTGTCTCCCGTTTCGGCTATATTCTAATTGAAACTGCGGTGCTTGAAAATGTAGTAACTTTATAACCACCGTATTTTAAAACTAAATCAATCGCTTTACCGAGCTTAAAATCAATCGTATCTCCACTTACTATATAGATGGTTAGTTCTGTTTCGCTATTCCAATCTAAGTTACTTGCAAAAAGTTCTGTAAATGTCATCTTTGTTTCCTCGCTTTCTTGTTTGGTTGCTTTGTTGTTTTGTATGTTCCTTACATTATCTATTATACGCTTATTGACGGAAATGTCAAGAAATTTTTCTAAATTTTTAAATTTTCTTTTAAACAATTTAGAATTGTTTCTTTTATCTCAAGGTTAGCATCTATAACTTCTGGGGTTGATAATCCAAGTCCTACTAATAAATTATATAACCATAGTCCATTATAAATCATGTGCAAGCTAATTTTATCATCAACCACTAATTTCAACACTGCATACACAGCTTCTTCTTTGCTTATTTTCATACAATAATCCTCACTTTCTTGTGCTTTTGTTTGTTATCCTTACATGATTATAATATCATGTTTATTCTATTTTTGTCAATATAATTTTTAAAAATTTTGGTTCTTTTGTTCCAATTTTTTCATCAATTCGATTTCTCTCTTTTCACTAATCGTCATATATTTTTGTCGTAAATCATTGATTGCGTCACAAACTGCTTTTATGTTTGCTTCCGGTACTCTGATAGCGGCGTAAATGTACAGCTTGCAAGTATTAAAGTCGGACGGTTCGAAGATATGTGCTTCAAACATACGAGATAACTCTAAGTACACTCTTTCTCTCATTATTATTCCTCACTTTCTTGTGCTTTGTTATCCTTACACTATGTATTATATACTTATACAGTATATGCCAAGCAAAATTACAACTTATTTATATATCTTGCCGACTTGTAGTCCATGTGACTATCTACTACTATATATGCTACTAATTCGCGAATCGGAAAATCTGTTCTTCTTAAATACCGTTCTACTCTATAGTAAGTTCTATTTCCTACAACATAAATTTCTTCTAAAGTGTAATGATGTGTAGAATTGATAAAATGAGTGTTTCTATCTATTGCGGATTTAAGCAATTTTCTCACTGTTTCTTTTCTTATTGCCATAGTATTCCTCACTTTCTTGTGCTTGTTGTTTATTTCCTTGCATGATTATAATATCATGTTTATTCTATTTTGTCAATAGTAATTTTAAATTATTCGCAATTATCTATAAAATTTCTGCCTATAATTTCTGAATATTCATCCGTAATCCCTAAAGTATAAGTTGTGTCTACAATCGCAATGTTTGACGCTGTTGTAAACGTTGACTTTTTACCCATATAATCTGTTATTGTTATCGAATGTATGTTAGATTCATTAAAATAAGAAACTGTGCGTCCAGAATCAATAAAAAGCTTTCCAATTTTAAAATCACTTATGCCGTTTCCGCGCTCTAACTCTGCCGCTCCTTTTTGTTTTGATAGACCAGATACAGTAACATGTAACTTGTTATCTTTGCTATCTATGTATGCGTACTTTTTTGCACCTAGCGTCTTAAATTTTTTATAATTACCGTCGTCATCCCATATCCCTAAATAAAAACGCGTTGCAGTACCATCTTCATTTTGGCGATCTGCATAATTGCGATAACGTTGTTTTTTTGCTAATAAGTAATCATTCCGGTCTTTAAAGCTTTGTAAATGCTGTTTTCCTATGAATTTTACGCTATCAGTGTCGGCGTAGACAAAATCCCACCCAACAGCATCAATCATTTTTTGCAATTCCCATCTTGCATTAGCTGTAATGTACACTCCCCATTGATAGAGTAAAAACGAATTTTTTGAAGCTGTATAACTAGCTATTGATTCTAACAAATCCGGTGTAACTTTTGTCCACTCTCCGTCTGTGTAAACTATTTCATCATGGCATATGTCTGTAACCATAGTACCAAAAACAGAGTTTAAGCTGTTTTTGCTTTTCATGTACTCGTATTCTTTCCCCGCTACATCCTTAAGTTGAGTTTTTTTGTCGTAAAACTCTAACATAGTGCTTACTATTGGTGCTGGCAAATAATCTTTTTTCGCCATGTAACCGCGTATCCACTCTATATCCTCAAAATGATATTGATTGCAGATAATAATAAAGTCTAGTTCCGTGCAAGCATACGTTACCCATTCAGCCGATAACACGCGCCCGTTGTCGTTTATATACTCTTTACTAAATGACGTACAATGCGCAAAGTCTATATAAGGCACTGTAACATCATCATGTACTGTTATAGTCTTAAATGTTACATGCATAATGATAGCGTTTTGTTTTTTGTTACAATCAGATAATAATTGTGTAAAGTTTTTTGGTGTATACTCTGTAAACGGTGTCATAGGGTACAAATCAGAGCATATACATGATGGATAACTTGACACTCTATCCATGCTGTATACATTTTCAATTATTGCGTCCGCATAATATCTACTGGCATGTGTGTTACCTCCGCGAAAAGCTTTCCGCAATAATGTATAAACTTCCGGTGTAGGCATAAGAGTTTCAAACAATTCTCTATAATTCTTGTCCTCTCTGCAAGCTTTGCGCATTTCACGACGCACGTATCCGGTCGATGTTAGAGGTATTGTTGCTAATGTATCATTGTAATCATCCATTTTTGACAGTATACATTCCTCAAGTCCTTTTACATCATTATAGTCATATGCTAACTCTGTTTTAGTTTGCGGTGTATCTGGCGTACGCACTTTTTTATAATCATATCTATCTTGTAGCTTATAATGTACACAAAATTTTGAATTTTCACAAAATTTTGCTAAACTCATGTTTGATAAAAAATAACTACACCTAAATTCAAAATGCGGAAATGTTTCACGTGAAACATTCAATTTGTTTATTGTTTTTAAATAATCTGACTTTAAACAGGCATTAAATTTAATGACCTTGTGCGATTCACGCGCAAAAAGTGATTCTATATATAAAAAATCCTTTACAAACATAAATTCATAAGCTAAATTATGTACATAAATGACTAATTGTTTTGACGCTGATAATTCTAGGTATTCTCCTAGTTTACTTAAAAACATACTGAATTCTTCCCACCGTCTACCAAAACAAACATTCCCTTTGTAACAAAACTGCCAATGATACATAAATGCATAAGGTTTTTCACTGTTTATTGTTGTAGATTCTATATCAAATGTTGCAGGGCTATCTATATAAGCAATAGCCCTTTTGCCTTTTTTTCTAACTGTAGTATAATTCCAATTTATTACGTTGTATGGATAATCGTATACTGTATAAACTGTTTCATTTTTTGTATATTCTTTCCCGTTTTTTGTATAAAATGTTTGTATTACCATAGACTTTTACCTTTTATATACGTGTGCATTGCCGAACTATATTCCTCTAGTTCTAACTTTATTTCGTTCGCTGATTTACCCTCTTTGTATAGTAGATCGTATATTTCTATAATATCTTCTGATGGATTGCGCATTTTTAAACTTTTATACTCTTGAGAGTGTAAAAATGCGTAGAAATCTTGATCAGTTAGCAACTCTTCCGATATTCCTAAATTTCTAAGTGCTTGTGTTCTTTCTTGCCTTATTTCTCTTATCCCTGTTAATGTATGACTTCTTGCTGTCACAAATCGCACTAACTTCAAATATGCACGCTGATTATACTTATCTGGGTTCCATTCATCCCTTTTACCTAGTACATTCAGTACACTTTCTTTCTTATATCCAGCTTTTTCAATCCGCGCTTTTTGCTTGTTAGCAAGCGGCGCTAACTTTTTGTACATGTCGCGCCGCTCTTTTCCACGCAAAGATAAGAGATAATCTTTGTTATACATTGCGCAAATGCTCGGATGCAAACGCCCAAGCTATGCGTTCGTCAATAATTTTTATAGCCCTGTCTAAGTCAAAATCGTATCTCTCGATAACTACTGTCACTAATTTTACCGTTTTGTAATTAACGCAAACGGCAAATGTTAAGCCTATAGACCCGTCATCATAAGGGCAAATGCTGTCTAGTAATACATTTTCCCATTTTGTGCGCACTCTATAAGCAATAGCTTTTTCCTTATACTCTTGTAATTTTGTCATAATTATCCCTCCGTTATAATAGCTTTAAATCCGGCACTTTCAAGCGCTACTAACAAATTATGTGCATTTTCGATATTGTGAAAAGCTCCTTTTTGATCGAGCACAGATACACGATAGATCTTAGATTCATCAATCTTTTCGCTTGACACGTCCAATTCATCATTCTTAGCTTCCTCCTCTGCTCTCGGTTCGCATATACACCGTGTTCCTGTGATGCCGTAAACGATTGCTGCTGCCATTTCATGCGGATTGTAAAAAACAATATCTTTTTTCGAATTGACAAAACAACATTCGATAAGCATCGCGGGCGCTTTTGTCCGGCGTAAAAAGCCTAGCTTCTTGTTGGTTTTTATGCCCCTGTTCTTAAACCCCAACGAACAAATCGCATTAAGCACATTGCCAGCGTAAACACTTGCTTTCGAGTTCTCGTCATAAATATATACCTCTGTTCCATTAGCTTCTGAATTGGCGGCAGAATTAAAGTGGATTGAAATATCTAAATCAACCTTGTGTTCGTTGCATTTATTGATAATACGGGTTAAAACATTAGTTTGAGATATTCCGTCTTCCACCGTGCAATCATAGACTGTGTGACCCATTCTGCGCAACTCGTCAACCACAAGTTCTTTTACACGCCTATTCTCGATAGATTCAGAGATAAGCCCTACAGCACCGCAAGCTACTTTTCCGTGCGGGTTATGACCCGCGTGTACATTGATTACCATTTTATTTTCCTCTCTTTCTGATAGACTATTCCTATCTATAATCCATTTTAAACCTACTATATAAAATTGTCAACCAGAACTTTTGTTCATGTATGAGTTATCCACATCGAACAAGTGTTCGTGCTAGACGGACTAATGGTGTCCGTCTACCGCGGACACTGTTTTTTCGTGTTGTGTGAACAACTTTGAAAACTCGTTGAATTGTCTGAAAACTTAAAAATCAATATGCATTATGCACAAAGATTTAGTCGATCTTTGTGCATTTTTACTATTGACAAATTGGAATAGATCAACTTTTAGGTAGCGAATTTAACATCTGATTTATCGAACGTATGTTTGTCTTTTTGGGGAAAACAGTGTCCGCGCTAGATCGGAAGAGCGTCGTGTAGGGAAAGAGTGTAGATCTCGGTGGTCGC